TGGGCTATGATACGCCGGAACAACGGCAAAGAAAATATGATTTCTACCAGAAGAACGACAACTTCAAGGATAGAAATTCTATCGGCCACGAGGACTATCGCCATCTGGTTGATGTCAACGTGGTGCTCAAAAAGTATCATGCTAAAAACGACATCAGCGTCATCCTGATGGTGAAAAACGAGGCGGACTTCATGAAGCAGTGCCTCGAAAGTATCGAACCGGTCGCGGGAGAGTACGTGATTGTGGACACCGGCTCGACCGACATGACAAAGGAAATAGTCCAGGACTTCGCGGCGCGTAGCCGCGTACCGGTGAAGCTTTTGGACTATCCGTGGTGCGATAATTATTCCATTCCCAGGAATTTCGGCAAAGAGCACGCGACGTGCCGGTGGTGCCTGCATCTCGACCCCGATGAGAAGTTCATGATGGAGGATTTGCGCACGCTATGGAGCATGACTGAAGAAGACGCGGACGGATACGTGTTTCACGTGGTTAATTATTTTGAGAAATCGGTCTCTGGGCAGAAGGCGAAATACGGCTCCTCAGAGTCGATAAGGCTGTTCAGGAATATACCGGAACTTTATTACACCGGCATCCTGCACGAGACCTTCGACGATGCTCTGGGCGCGATACGGATGCGACGCGAACCGAAAATCACGCGCTCTCCGGTCATACTGCACCACTACGGGTACCTGCGCGGGGTGGAACGGACACGCGGCAAAATGGACTACTACGAAAAGCTGAACAATATTCAGGTCGAGATTACCGAAGGCAAGGACCCTCGGCCGTATTTCAATCTGGCTATGCACTACATGAATGACAATAAGAAATCCGACGCGCTCCGTTACTTCCAGAAGGCGCTTGAAATAAACCCGAAGTTCTGGCATGCGAACCAACAGATGGCCATTCTGAACCTGGACAGCGCGATTCACTACTTAACCTCTACGATGGGGTGTCTTTCGGACAACCATCCTTTTCGGGAACGCGGGGAAGCAATACTAAAGTACCTACAAGAAAACAGACTGGGAACGGTCAAGGTGTGCTGATGCCTATAACGGGACAAGAGACAGTGCTGAAGAATATCACGAAGGTCGGCGGGGGATTTTTAAAACACACTAACTCTGTAATGGAGAAGGTGCGCAAGCGGCTGGATGCTCAGGTTTCCTTGAATATCCTGCTCGCCGACCACGGGCCGCGCGAGTTGGCGAAACTTGACCACCCCTACGCGGCACGCCATGGCGGTAGGGGATTGGCTATTCACGAACCCTATTGGCAGGTTCACGCGCAGACCGGCAGGCTGGTTTCTTCCAAGGGGTCGGGCGTAGTGGAGGCCACGTTCAGCGTGGGCAAGGTTGCCGCGAAGGCGTGGGTGAGGATAGATGAAGGGGTCGCGCCGCACGCGCTTTATGTTATCTACGGCACGACCAAAATGATACCGCGTCCTTTCCTTATCGGAAGCTTGGAGCAGGTTCGGGAAGAACTTTACTCCATGATACGGAACGGACTGAAAGGCGCGGTAATACAGGCGGGCTAAACCATATGACTCCTGAGAAAAAAATACTCGAGATTTTGAGAAAAGCACTCGTGGAAAGCGCGGCGGTACAAGCTTATGTGGGTGATAGGGTTTACGCTCAGCATATTTCGACGATGGAAAATCCCACCTATCCCGCCATCTCATTCTTTATTTTGATTTCAAAACCCGGCGCGTACGTGCCTCTTTCCAGAATGGTGGTACAGATTGATTTTTGGTTCAAGGACGGGCCGGTGGACGTTATGATGGAATGCCGTGAAGCGGTGCGGACGGTTTTGCATAACAATCCTACGCTGGATTCCTCTATCAAGTGCATTCTGGAAGAGGACGTCGGACCGATGCTGTACGAGCAGGAGACCCAGGTGTACCATTTGCCGATGCGCTACAACATTATGGAGATTGTATGAGCGTGGTCAAAAAGTGGCTTTGCATATACACGGAGTGCCGTGCGCTTCTGGGATTCGACGAGGACAACGTGGTACGGATAAAGCGCAAAGACCTTTACGTGGAGATAAAGAACGCGGAGGAAATTTCCGTTACTTGCTACAAGTGTGGCAAGCGGAACACCATAACAAAAGAGGCCCCTGAGGCACTGAAAGAAAATTCGGACGCAGTCCGAAAGGAGTGAAGGGGTTATGAATATACCAAGTTATGACACGAGCAGGTTCTCTTTTGGCCCAGGGATACTTTACATGGGCGCGCCTGGGGAGACTCCGGTGTTGGACATCGGCGCGATTAAGGGCGGCGCGGAGTTCACCGTCGAGCGCAAAAAACTCGAGGTGAAGCAGGGTTCGCCGAAGACGTTGGTGAAACAGTACGTCATCGAAGAGACTTTGTCGATTAAGTGTACCGGTTTGGAATGGAACCTCAACAACCTGGCTTATTGCATGGGTGCAGGCCAGACTATGCTGGGCGGCTTCTCGGAGACTCTCGAATTCGGCGGCGATATGACCATCAGCGAACGGGCCTTGAAGTTCGTACATATCATGCCGGACGGCTCCACGATTGAGATTGATATATGGAAGGTGCAGAGTTCGGGCAAAATCCCTATCAATTTCAATGACGCGGATATGCACGAATTCCCGTACGAGTTCAATGCGTTGGTCGGAACTTCGAACTTCGCAAATCAGGTACCGGGTACGACTAGCAAGCTCTTTAAGATTATCAGAGTCAAGAAATAAGAACCCGTGAGGTTTCGACCCACGGTCGCGGGTGGTGGCGAAAGCCGCCTCCCTGCTTTTACTAACCGTTCAAAGAAAGGAGTCATGAGATGACTGACGAAAAGATTCTGTACCCGGATGGAAAGGAGCTGACAATTGCCGGTAAAAAATTCACAATCAAGCCGTTCGTTCTCAGCAAGCGCATCAAGGTTCTGAAAATCGTATCCGACGCAATCAGGGAGGCCTTGATAGACCGACCCGGACTGGATGTTAACCAGATAACGACCGGGGTCAAATTTATCGAAATCGCATCCGGCCCGAAACTGGTCGAGTTCTATGAAATCATACTGGACGAAAAAGCGGAATGGCTTAACAACAACGTCATGATGAAAGACGAAGTGAATATTATTGAAGCCGTCGTCGAGGTGAACGACATCCCTTTTTTGTTCCGGCAGGTAAAAAACCTGCTAAGCAAAAGCAAAAAAACGAACTAGCCGATGCCGTGGTTTTTTTGGCACGGGAGTGCGGCTGGACGAAAGAATATATCGCGGACAATCTCACTCTTTCCCAGATTCAATTGTTCTGTGAGAAAATTCAAGTTCAAAAAATGCAGGACGCGCGACTACAGGCTATCGTGATTTTTAACGCGACAGCGACGGCTTTCGGTTCGGTAAAGAACGAGCAATTTCAGGAGTTCTTAGAAATCTTATCGGGAGTTAAAAAGGATATAAACGAGGTTTTGGACGAACTGAAAAATAAAGGACTACCGGTGGAAGACCATGGCTGACAGTTTAGGAAACTTAATCGTATCAATCTCAACCGACCTTACCAACTTCAATGTTGGCCTGAAAAAAGCGGAAGAAGATATCCGCAATACTTCCGGCAAGATAACGGAGTACGCGAATAAAATAGGTTTCGGTATGGCCGCCGTTGGCGGGGTCGTGGTCGGCGCGATGACTATGATGGTTAAATCCACCGTCGAGTATGGCGACCAACTATACGAAACAAGTCAACGAACCGGTATCGCGGTTGAGACTCTAAGCAAACTCAAGTACGTCGCGGAGCAGACTGAGTCCTCGTTCGAGGCGATAACGATGGGGTTGCGTTTCCTGAGCCGGAATCTATACCAGGCCGGTGAAGACAATAAGGCTCTTCAAGAAGCTTTCACAAAACTGAACATCGAGATACGAGACGCCGAAGGAAATCTAATAAAGACCGAAGATGCATTCTACAAAATTGCCGACCGGTTCAAACTCCTAACAAACGAAACAGAAAAGACCGGTCTCGCGATGCAGATTTTCGGCAGAAACGGAACCGCGCTCATTCCGGTGCTGAACCTCGGCTCGCAGGGTATCAAGGAACTTTCCGATACCGCGCAGAGGCTCGGTATAGTTCTCTCGACCGAAAACGCAAAGGCGATAGATAAGTTTAGCGACGACTTGAAGTCATTGAAGGCCTCGTTCGGCGGGTTACAGCTTACCATTTCTTCCCAGATAATCCCAGCGCTTAATTCTTTCACCCAGAAAACTACAGAAGTCATTGTTAAGATTCGCGAATGGGCCGAAGCGAATCCAAAACTTTCTAGGTCGTTGACAGAGATGATTGGCCAGTTCGGGGTATGGTCGTTGGTGCTGGGAACACTGATTATTGCATTGGGGAATTTGATTAGCAATTGGAAAGTCCTATCTTTTCTATTCACTCCAATGCTACCCGTTATCCTATCCATAGGCGTAGCATTTGCCGGTTGGCAGTTGGGTTCTATCATTGCCGACGTTACCGGCCTGGGAAAGGCGATACAAGATGCCACTGAAGCTCTTTACAAATTCTATAGCGCAAGCGACCGCGCTATCGTGTCTTCCGAAAGTTACCTGAAAGCCGGTAGAGTCGCGGGGTCGGTGAAGACCAAAGCTGGAGGCGGCGAGACAGGTTCGAATGCGACTGAAACTCTAAGAGACGAAAGATGGAAAAACGTTTCTATGCCGAATTATGGTGGCCCTGAATACGGCGGTAAAGGGTACGCCGGTTCCGATAACGCGACGATGGGCGCGGTACAAAAAGAGATGGACACGTCGGCGATAGAGAAACATATACAGAAAGTCAACGAGCTCAACGCGCTCTACGTGAATGGGAAAATAAATTTCGAAGATTACTCACGCTTAATGAAACAGACCACGCAGGACGGCATCGAGGCCCGTCAGCACGACATCGATATGTACAAGGAAGTCTCCGTCGAAGAAGAAACCAATATGACTTTGATGGAGTACCGAAGCAATTTCATGGACGAGCTGGACACGAAATACCGTGCCGGTGCGATATCCGCGCGTGAATACTATGACCAGTTAAATGAGCTGACTCAGCGGAGTATAAATGCGATAGGCGATGAAGACGCCATGAAAGAGATGGCGGCACTGAATGACCGGAAGCGAAAGCAGAAGGCGCTCGTCACAGACGCTGGTTATTTCGCGGGCGCTCTGGGAAATCTCGGAAGCTACCTCACCCAGGCCGGAGAAAAGAACAAGGCGTTCGCGATAACGGCGAAGGTCGTGAACACGGCGGAGGCGATAATGAATACCGCCGTCGGAGTCACCAATGCGTTAGCGATTCCGCCTCCGTGGTTCGGCATAGCCTTGGCCGCCGTCATGGGGGCCGCTGGCGCGTTGCAGATTGGAATAATCCAGGGCGCGTTCGCGGCGGGAACGGACAGCATCCTTGCGGCGGTTTCCCCTGGGGAGATGATTTTTCCCAGAACCATGGCCGACGCGATACGGGCGGGAGACATTTCCGTCAGCGGAAGGGAAGGCCGTTCGATGACCGGTGCTGTAGAGTTGAATATCAACATAGGGCCGGTGGAAATCAAGAACGATATGGACGTGAACGACCTGGCGGAGAGACTCGGAGACCACATACAGGAGAAACTAAGGAGAGTGTAATGTTTACCCTTATATTCGGAACCTATACATTTCCCAACCAGACATTCGAGGTGACGGAGTTTCCACTCAACCGCGACGTCATAGAGACCAGCGTTCCGCGCGTCCACGGGACCATCATCCAGACGCCTTATATGAAGTCCCGCACGATACGCATCAAGGGGATGTTGCACAGTTCGGTGAAGGCCGATACCGAAGGCCAGTGGCAGGACATGTGCAGTATCGCATGCCAGGGAAACCAGTCATTTTATTCCCGCACAGACCGCTATTTGGACTGCGAGGTCAAGTTCGTGAGGCCCAGTCCGGTGGACGGTTCAGACGGAAAAATTCTGGAAATAGAGATAGAGGCCGTGGCCGCCGACCCGTTCTATTACGCGGCGGGGGCGTCTCGCGCCGTGGTGGCCAATGCCCCAGGCGTGACGTTTTTCGACGTCTCCAATTACGGTACCGCCTATTCGGAACCGATAATATCGTTCGTCCCAGGCGCGAATTTTTCCGATGCCGTATACCTTCTCAACCAGCGCTCCGGGCAGGCCTTCTCCTACTCAGGGCCGATGGTGAACGGCCAGACTCTGGTAATCGACACCAAAAAATTACTGGTAGAGAACGGGGGAGTGGACGGGATGAGTTGGATGTCAGGAAATTTTCCAATGCTGGTTCCTGGTTCCAATACCTTCGCGTTCATAGGCTCGACATGCTCTGTAAGGGTGGAATACAAGGACAGGTGGTACTGATATGGCGCGTTCGACAGATTTTAACGAAGAGGCGATGGAACGCAAGGTGAAAAAGAACAACGAGGCCGGTTACGACAATAAGGAAATCGTCAAGTTTTTGAGAAAAGAACTTATTAAGGTTCATGAGGACACGCTCCACCTTGAAAAAACAATTTTGCTGTACGAGAAAAGGGCCGTCGAACTTTCCGACCAGCTCGACTATATGAGGGAAAAGTATGGTGCAGACAACTAAGACGTCCACGGTTTTTGCCAACGTCACGAATGGAGTCGGCAGTACCCGTTACTGGGTCACAGACAGACATGTATGGGCCTATGCCAACGATTATGCCACCACCAACACTCACTACCTGAATACTACCGGATTCGGTTTGAATGTTCCTGTTACGAAAAAAATATATGGTATAAAAGTAGAACTACCGTACAACGAATCAACATTTGCTTTGGCCGCAGATGTCCAGGTTTATCTCACGCTCAACGGGGCCATGATAGGGAGCAATAAAGCCTTGAACCAACTTCTTGAAAACCAAGACACCCCGAGGGTATACGGCGGAGAGAACGACACGTGGGGAGCGGAGCTCACACCACAGATGCTGAACGACCCGACATTCGGGGTGATGCTGATGGTGCGGTTGATGGGAACTTCCGTGCCGACCTGGTTTAGCGTGACCCCTTTTTCCATGACCGTATATTACGACTATATTCCGAACACGGCAGACAAAGCCTCCGTGACACTCGGCAACGTCGTACTCTCAAAAGTTTTTAAGAGTCTGTCTTGGAACTGGAACCGGATAGGCGGGTGCGGGGATTGTTCGGTGATAGTCAGCGCGGACAATACGGTCCTGGACGGAATAACGGCTGATAGTGAATTGAAAATAATGCTGAATGACAATGACGATACCGGGTTGAAAACGGTATACAGGGGTTTTCTCGTGTCGCATAAGCCGGTGAGAAATTTGTCCGATACGATAGAACTCACACTCTCTGGATACGTTTCCCAACTTCGAAGGGTGCGGATAAAGCACACGTATGCCGGTATGGAAGTGAGTGCAATCGTGAAAGACATTCTCGACAACTATGTGCTTCCCATAACCGATATCTTGTACGACGTGGCAGACATAGAAAACACCAACTACGTAGTTGATACCATAACCTTCGACGAGATGGCAGATTCCGCGATAAAGACCCTGGCCGATATCGCTGGCATGAGGGAGTGGGGCGTGGACGTCAACAAAAAATTCTTCTTCAAGGCGCGTTCGAGCGAGATACTCCACTACCTTCGGTACAAGGAAGTGGTGGTCAAATACGATACGCTGAACGACTGGGACAATATAACCAACCGCATATACCTAAAGGGCGCGGATGCTTTTGAAAAAGAGGCGAACAACTCGGAGAGTCAGAGCCTATATGGGATACGCGAAAAAATACTCCAGGTGTCTTCACTGTCGACCAACAGCGTCGCCAACCGATACTGCACAATGTATTTCGCGGACAACGCGAAGGTGACAAGGCGCGTGACTATAAAGCTCGAACGCAATAAGACCTTCTTTGAGAATACCGTACCTCTGGGGAAGATATGTGTGATTGACAACTCCATCACGCGCGCCAAGAAGTATGGGGAGGCTTCCGCCATCTACGGGGCATTCAAATATGGTGGGTTGCCTTCTTTCCAGATAGACAGCATCAAGTACACGTTGGACAACGAGGGAACGACCGTTAACATTTCCGCAGGGCAGGCCAGACCGGACCTGGCCGAATCGATAAAAAGACTGGAATTCGAACTCGAACAACTGCGAAACGCGTGAGGTGAAAAATGGCAGAGTATCCGAATGCAATAAAAAACTTCCTACAACTTGAAGACGGGGTGGACACGGTAATTGCACTCCACCCGAACGAGCGCGGCGACGAAATAACCGCCATCGAAACGGAACTCGGAACGAACCCTAAAGGGGCCGCCGCAGACGTCGCGGCTAGGCTGGCCGCCGCACTGAACGACGACGGTACTTTGAAAAATGTCTACGATAGCGACTGGTTCGCGGTGGGGTTGAACACTACCTACCAGAAAAACCACGACCTTAACACGGTGAATTTTCTACATATCTTGCTGTTCAACTCCACGGCCTCGGACACGAACGCTCAGATTATCTCGTCGAACGTCGCCAAGACGAATCCGGACAACAACGAGTGCGCCTCGGTGGGGATACGCATCGACGACGTGGACAACGTGTCTCTTCATACCGGCGAACAGGCGTGCGCTTTCACGATGAATTTTTCCGACGGGGAACCAGTATACAGTACTTCGGGATACATGCGTCTAATAATCATTGCACTATAGGGGAGGGAGGACTATGAAAAACTTTTTTAAGCGGTTCACGTTCTTGGAGTTGGGTATCATATTTTTACTGGCGGCGGCCATTCCGGTCGCGGCGGGAGTCCGGATTGACGGCGGACTGGTGGAGAAATTCAAACGCATCACTGCGAAGACCGCGACGATAACTACACTGAACTACGGCACGCTGAATCCGGCGATTGACCTGAGCTCACGCGTACCCACCTCGACTACTGTAAACGGACACGCTCTTTCAGCGAATGTTACCGTAATAGTTGCTGACTTGGCCGCCGGTGCGTTAGCCGACGGAATGACCGCGACCAATCAAACTGCTGGGGACAACACAAATAAATTGGCGACAGATGCTTTTGTGCAATCGGCGACGCGACTTGGTTCTTGGGTTGACAAATCAAGTAACTACACGGCACAGCAAGCACCTACTGACGGTTTTGTTGTCGCGTATAGTTATAAGACTGCCGCGATAGCAGAATTAACCATTTTTACTGACGGAAACGCTAATCCTACGACTGAACGTTTCCATAATTCCTGTCCTATCGGTGAATATGTAGGAGCGATGTGCCCGGTTAGAAAGAATGATTATTGGAAGTTAGCGGCCTCTGGTTCTGCGACAAACGTAACTGTTTTTTGGATTCCTTCGGGGAATTAAATCAAGGAAAAAAATGAAAAAATTTATCTTACTCTTACTTTTGGCTATGCCTATCGTCTGTTTCGCCAACAGACAGGACAATGATTTTTCCTACAAGGACGGCATAAGTCTAAAAGAGTATATCGACCTTAGAGTGCTTAATATGAAGGAGGGTGTCGCGCTTGCCCACGCGGCCCTGGAAAAACGGCTTGACAGTATGAATGAGTTTCGTGATACTTTACGCGACCAGGCGTCTGGTTTTGCCACCAAAACAGACTACATCTATACCCAAAAAGAAATCGAGGACTTGAAATTATCGAGGGCAGAACTGAAGGGCGGGGCCTCGAGAGTGGAAGTTTACATTGCGTATCTCATATCGTTCATAGGTATTGCCCTACAATTCTTAAAAAGAAATGAAAAATGACACACAGACGAGTGATGGAAGAGATAGAGATAATTTGGTGCAAAAGAATACCAGAAAAAAGAAAGTCTTGTCTATGCGTTTTGCTAATAAGAAGGTATCAGAAAAAACACCATATCAAAAATCATTATTACGGGAAGGTTGGTACTAAGAGAGGTGACTAGTGGAAAAAAATAAACTATCGGCAAGGTTCATCATGGCGGTCATGTTTACGGTTACGTATTGCGGCGTGATGTTCGGTTGCACCTTAGCCATGCTCCAGAAAACAATTCCGATGGACACGTACATCGCGGTGCTGGCTACGTTCGCCTTGATAGTCAGGGAGATTACGGACGCGTACTTCAAGAGGGAAGACAGAAAAAAGGAGGGTAACGACAATGCGTAAGATACTTTTAACTTTGGGGATTATGGTGTTTCTTTCCGGTTCTTTGGGTGGCTTGTGTCTTGCAGACGGCAGTGGAAGTGTTGACGGACTGCATGACGTCGCGGTTGTCGAAGATGCGTTGAAAGCTATCCCGGCGTTGAAACAGGGTTTAATGTACAGTGTACCGGAACATTTATTGCGGTATATTTCCACGGCGCAGGTTCTGGAGTACAAGGGTTTTTCCCTGGAAATCGGATACTCCCAGACCGCATCCTTGATAGGCGTGGTTTCTTTCCAGCTTTTGAACCTAAAAAAACTGGGCGTGAACGTACCTATCATCGATTTGATTGAGTGCAATATCGGGTACGGCGTAGGCATAAGCAAAATCAGTACGGCCGGAGCGGGCGAGGACAACGAACGGAATAAACTGCAACACGGCCCGACGGTGACTCTAATCAACTTGAAGTTCTGAGGGAGGGTACACATGAGCGGATTCTGGGACGGTGTCGGTAAAGTTTTCGGGAAGATAGCAGACAATATTCAAGGTAGGACAGAAAGGAACAAGAACGAACTCGAGGCACTTAAGCGTGAGGATGAGGCCTTGACCAAGGGAGAATGGGATGAGAAAAAATCTAAAAGGCTTGGCGTTGTTCGCGCTCGCATTGACGTTCTTAATGGGTTGCTCAAAAATTCGGCCAAAGACTGAACTGCCGCTCGAGCCGATTCGGTTCTACTGGGGAAACAAGTCCGCGTGCGTGGAGTTTTTGCAGTCCGACCGCGCAAGGTCCGAATGGTGGCTGGTCGAGGCCATGGGGAACTGACTGAAGATGGAAGTCAACCTGAGAAAAATAGTCACCATAGAGTCCGGCTGGAACCCGCTCGCGGAAAACAAAAGTTCCGATGCGCGTGGTCTGGCCCAGATTACGAAGGTCTGCCTGGAGGACTACAACCAGTTCAATCCGGTCAAGTTCGAGTGGGACGATATGTTTAACCCACTCAAGAACCTCATCGTTGCGAACTGGTATCTCAATACGCGCATCCCGTGGATGCTAGCGCACTACCGCCACCCGGTCACGCTCGAGAATATTTTAGTCGCCTACAATGCCGGAATCAGTTGGGTAGGTAAAGAATCCCTACCCGCCGAAACCGTCAACTATATTCGGAAGTTCAAGGAGGGCGCGTGAGAATTACCACCAGCAATGGTTGCTCCTGCGTATTGAGTGTCAACGACACCAAGAAAGAACGGAAGAAAGAATTTTGGATTGATTTCGACTTGGGCGGAGGCGCGGCTGATGGCATAGCTATTTCGGCAGATGAGTTATATGCTATGTTGGAAAAATACTATAGAGAGGCCAAATGAAACCTTGGGAATGGATAATTGTTGCTATCGCGGGGTTTGCGGTTTTGGTAGGGGCTATATTACTTTTTATCTTTATGCAAAATCTTGGGAGACTATCATGAGCGAAAAAAAGGAAATACCTAAAATTCTGGGAAGAGTGGGCATCATCGTCGCCTTCGCGCTTCTTTATTGCTGGGGTGGGATGGAGATGAAGTGGCTCCGGAGGTTCCTGGCCCCCGCGATTCTCTGCGGCGGGATGTTTTTCTATTCCAGAAACTGGCGGGCCTTAGTGCAGTTTCCGGTGATGTGCGCGGCCCTCTGCCTTGGGTACGGCGGCACGGATTTGGAATGGTTAAAGATAGTCAAGCGCGGGGTATTCGGTCTGGCCAATGGCGCGGCCTCAAGTGTTTCCAATTTCTGGAACAAAAGACTTTTGCTCGGGGTATTCCAGGTTGTTTTAGTGACCGGCGCGACGATATGCTTCGGGGTGTGGAATCCTTTTCCGAACGCTCGCATCGAGGAGTTTGTGATTGGTCTATTGATAGCAGTTGTACCCGTGATGTCTGAAAGGGCCGCTTAATTGGCCCTTAATGAACGCTGGAAACAAGTTCTAGGGGGGTTAAAACCAGAAAGCGGGAAAGCCTAAGGGGGTAAAAAGGCCCTTTAAGTTTTCCCGCTTTTTACTTTCTCCTTCGCATCTTCCGAAAACAACCCCTCAATATCCTTACAATCCTTGAACAGATTGTAGAGGTCGCGCTCAAGTGCTTCTGCCTGCCCAAACTTTTTACAATATTCCCCACACTCTGAGCAACAACTTACCGGGCAAGGTAGAAACCATTTTCCTAACAATTTAAACACCTTACTCATTGGGGGCATTTTATTTTCTCCTAAATATCGGGGATTCGGCATACGCCCAAAAAAAGACTATGGCTATGCTTAAAGCCCCTAAACCAAACATTATTAAATCACGTTGGAGTAACCCGGTAGACAAGGTTAAATGACGAGTGATAGTGTCGTTAATATCAACAACACAAATACCAATAAGAAAAATTATATAAATTGAAAAGTGTTTTAAACTCATCCCTCCCCTCCCTGGGATTTTACCCATTATTTAAAAGTGCTGTAACTCATTGCATACAAAATAACCGCAAAAATTGGTAGTAGGGCGGTGAATATATGTATGGTATTTTCTTCTATATATTCATACACACAAATTATAAACCCACCTGTAAAGCATATAGTGGATAGTGTCAGCATTAAAATAGGCATTATCTCCCCTCCAACTTTTTTATCCGTTCATCTTGGGATTTGATGTGGGCGTTGAGAGCGTTGATTCTTTGGCATAGAGTAAGTTTTTCACAGTCTTTGCCATAATCCACCAACCCCGGCAGGTCTTGTTTCTCGCCAGTCCATTCCGGGGCGCGGCGTAAAATAAAACGGGAAAATCTATTAAGCGACACTGCTTTTAGGTTTTCCCGTTTTTTTCGAACAGTCTTGTCAGTTCTTCCCTCTTAAACTCGTCAAGGCATCTTCCTGGTCCGTCTTGCGTGCACCATCTTTCGACCGCGACGGCAAGAGCGCCCATGACCCTGTCAACTATGGATTTGTTTTTTATGACCAGCTTTTTCATCCGTTTTTCCTGAGCACAAGTCTCGAGTGCCTGCCTTCTTCCGTCTTGCTCCGCTTCAGGCGCACATCGGGATTTTTCCTATTTTTTGTTTCTTCGTCGTCGTAAAGTTTGGCCTCCTTGACTATCCCCAGCATTTGTTCAGACAGTCTGTAAAAGTGTTTCCTTCCGACCCTGTACCTCTGGATAACATTGAGCATGCACAAATCCTCGAGGACGCATCTGACAGTGTAGGCCGTGTATCTGCTCTCTTCCAGAATATTTTTTTTGAACGGGTTCGCGTGCTTGTCTTTGTTCAGGTAGTAGACACTCCTTATTATCTCCTCGTCCCGCTGGTTTACGGTGTCAAGTGCAATCTTCCTGAGGAGCGGGAGGTCCTCGAGTCCGGCCACATCCCTACCGTACATGAACGCCCTGACTGCGGCGACCGCAGCGAGCATCTTGGCGAACCTTATCCCGGTCTCCGTGTAGGGCGCGGACTTTATCAACTCCCTCTTATACCTGTCCCTTGACACGCAGCCCCTCATCGACGACACGTACAAAGATATGCCTATGATAGCCTTCTCGAGTTCCTTGCTGACCGGAGGGAGCTTGTAACCGGCCTCCTCGGCCCTCCTGGCGAGGTTCTTGACGCAGCTGTACACCGTCCTGGCGCACTTGTCCTCCATCTCCTTGAACCCGTCCCGTGTCAGCATGGACTTGGATATCGCCCGCCTGCTGAACTCTATGTCGTTCCCCCTGCCAATGTTTATCTTTCCAAACCTCTCGCCGAGCGCCTGGAAGTTCACAGACTCATCGTATATCAGTTCCGTCACGCCGGCGACCAAGCTGAACTTGAGGCTGTTGTACTCCCGTTTCACCCCGTTACCAAAGCTCTTTATGGTGTAGCCGTCATAGGCATCCCGCAACTGCGCATATATGTCCTCCTTGTCAGTGTCGCGCATGCTCACGACCGTGGTGAAGTCCTTTATAAAGAACGCCATCTTATTGCCGTTCAACTGCCCGAACACGCTGGGGTCCCCGCGTTTCGTCTCCATCCCCGATACCAGGGAATGCGTCGTGATGTGACTGAGGAACAGGGCCATCGTGTCGTGCGGCTGCGACAGGTACCTGAACCCGGATATTATGGCCGTCTTCCCGCTGCTCGGCGGCGCCACCAGGAAAAGCCACACCGGGTCCGTGTCGAACACGCTCGCGAGCGAAGCAATCATGCACACCTCTATCCCCATCCTGTTTGGCTCGTGAAGGTACTCGTCGTACATCCTGAATACGTCCTCTATGGTCACGGACGGGTCTATCTCCGGCGTCTTCGCACCGGCAAGGGACTCCTCCTGGAAGGAAGACAGTTCTAATCTTGGGCGGTCCCGCATATACGATTCCAGACGCCGATATGTCTTTTTAGGCACGCTCCGGGCGACCGCGTATTTTGATATGCAGTCCCGCAAATCGTAGCCGTTTGGAAAACCCTGCGGCCAGTGGAGGAACCTTAGGGACTTCGTCTTCTTGGCCAGCCTGTCCAGCACGACCAGTTCGCCCTCCATGCCGGCCTTGTCGTTGTCGAAGCATACCTTCACGTCTTTCCCAGAGAAGTAGTCGGACCATTCCGGCTTGAACGTATTGGCCCCAGGCGAGCAGACCGCCCTACCCGGCTTGCCAGCCTCTTCGAGCAGCCACTGCATCGCTATCGTATCCCACTCGCCCTCGCACACATAGACCGTGCCCGCCTTCGCCTTCAGCATCTCGCCCAGCCCGAACATCCCCATCTTCACGCCGGCCGTCGACATCGCCCTCGAGCCTGGCCTGTACATGCGGAGGTCTATGAGGCCTTTATTGCAATCCCTGACGGCTATCGTGTACTGCCCTTCATGGTAGCCGAGTTCCACCCACGCGAAGGCCTTGTCCGGCAGCTTCCTCTCCTCCGCAAGCGCGCGCACGAGCTGGACGCTCAACTGCTTCTTGTTCCGCTCGTTCACTTTGGTGAGGAATGTTTTAAAGTTACCCTTTTCTCCGCACGCCTTGCAGTCCCACAGTAAATTTTCCCAGTTTATGAAGAAGTGGTCTTCTTTACCGCAGAACGGGCAGTCTCCAGTCGCCTGATTGCCAGTCAAACACTTCAGTGTCGCGCCGTGCATAGTGAATGCCCTGAGGGGCTTGAACTTCTTGTCGGACATGTCAAAGTTTTTATTCGGCATTTTCCGCCTTTGTATTCGCAGACGTTTTGATTGTGTAATTACCATACTCGCACATATAGACTATTTGCCCGCACTCCTCGCACCAATATGGGTCTACACTCATTCCGACTCCTTCGAATTCGCCCACCTGTCCACTGCTATTTTCATCGTCACTGGCAGCGGAACTGGCAGTCCAATCCTTTTCGAGTCCATCTGCATTATCCTAACAATGTCTTTTTGCAACCTCTCACTGTGCTCACTCAGCGGTACCTCTATTGGGATTTCATCGTGTATCGTGAGCACGGTCCGCGACCGCATCTTCTCGTCCCTGAACTTCTTTCCAAGACGTATCATTGCCCTCTTTATTATCTCCGCACATGTCCCCTGGACAAGATAATTCACACCTTTGTACGCGAAATTCCTGTCTATATAGTACTGTCTGCCGAATAGGTTTTCTATATATCCATGTTGTTCTATCTTCAATGACACCTGCTCTATGAATGCGTTTATCCCCGGCAATTTGTAGTCGAACTCGTCTATAGCCGCCTGCGCCTCGTACCTCGGGCAGTCCATCAACTCCGATGCCGCGAGACTCGTCCCACCGTACTGCTTCAGGAACATCATGGTCTTGCCCTTCTTGCGGTATGCCTTTTGGTTCTTGGAATAATCAGGCCTATCTCCCCATACCCACTCTGCGACTACGCCGTGTATATCTTTCCCAGAAATAAGGGCATCCATGAGCACCTTGTACTTCGCCGCGAGGGCGAATATCCAGACTTCCATCTGGCTAAAGTCCGGTAAGTACCACACACAACCAGGCCTCGGGCCTATCGCCTCCCTCGGTTTCAACCCTATGTCGGCCTTTCTCTTCACACTGCCCTCAGCAGCCGCCTGCTGTAGGTTCGGGTCCGAGCAACTGAGCCTCGCGGTCCTCGTACCGAGCTGGTGGAAGTTCGGGTGGAGCACCCATATCCCGTTCTCAAGGCACATGAACCTCTCGTACGCGTTTATGAATTTTACAATCATGCTGTTCCCGGCCTTGTACTCAAGTATCGCTTTAGCGAGAACATCCTTCTTAGACATGCGCAGGAGTTCCGAATTGTCTATGCTCGGCTGGCCGGACGCCGTCCTCGACCTTGTCTTGTGGCCGCGCTTAACGCAAAACAGGTTGACCATCTGCTTTGGGCTGTTGAAGTTCAAATTTTTCCCGCCATTTTCCTCAGCCATCTTTTTCCACTTATTGGCATAGTTCTGGTAAAAAAGTCTCAGCCTGGCCAGGTCCTTAGGGAATACTCTCACTCCCCTACTCTCTATGCGGTAAACCTCTCTGGAAAGAGAAATCTCCATCTTGTACGTGTCGAGGGACTTTTCCTCCTTTTCCAGTTCCTTGCGCAGGCCCATGTAAAGGAGGATTGTCCTCTCCGCATCGAGCAGGGCGTACTTCCGGCACAAGTCCCAGTTGCCGAGCCACATGTCCGACTTGACGTGTTCCGTGCCGTGCGTCTCTTTGTTCGATATCGCCCACCCCCTCTTCCTGCCCTCCCTCCTCGCGGACTGGACGGACTTCATAAGCGCTTCCAGGTCCTCCTCACCTATGCCAAGATACAATTTTCCAAGAGGCTTCAGTTTGTAGTTGGGGAGAGACCCGCCGGTCAGGACGTGCGCCATGAGCATGGTGTCGTGTATGTTCTTCCAGTTGAAACGCATCCCTGACAGGCGGGTCATCCTTATGTCGAACATCAGATTGTGCCCTACCTTCACGACCTCGGGGTCCCCCATTAGCTCGTCTATGGCCTTTGCCTCGCGCCGGTCGACAATCACTTTGCGCGTCTTCGGGTCCACCTCCCACCTTATGTACGCGCAGTTTTCGTATGCGTCGTAGAGTGAAAAAGCGAACGGGCGCGCCGGCTCCATGCCATAGCGTTTATATACTTGGCTATTCCATGGATTGAGCCCGGTGGTCTCGGTGTCGTAGCCTATGAGGTTTCCCTTCAGTCGTGAAAGAGGCATGGCACTCCTTATTTTTTGTGGACTTTGGCCTTCGGCGATTTCTGCTTCTCGACAAGTTCCAGGTCCTCGAGCTTCACCGTATAGACCTTCTCGTCCTCGTCCTCGACCTTGACGGACTCGTCGGCCTCGAGTATCTTGATGATTTTCCCCTGGCGGTTCTTGCCGGACTTCGACACGAACTTGACCTCCATTCCTACCTCGACCGCGACCTCGTCGTCCTTGTCCGCGTCGTCGTCGCCATCGGCATCGTCGTCCGCGTCCGAATCATCGGCATCATTGTCGTCCGCGTCGTCATCCGCGTCCTTGCCCTTTTTCCCTTTTTTTTCTTTGTCGTCGTCGTCTCCATCATCGCCATCCCCGCCGTCGTCCTCGTCCGCGAACTTTCCCGCGTCAATCTCCGACGTGACCTTGTCAATGTATACGAAACTCCCCGAATCCTTGGTCCTGACCGATATAACGAGTTCAGGTTTGGCCTCGTTGAGTATCTCGACTATCTCTTCCAGGTCCTTGCCATTCTCCGGGGCCCCTATGCCGAAGCGCCTCAAATCGCGCGCCAGCCACACCTGGTCGTCCTCCGTCTCCACGGCCTGGTACTTCCTCGCCGTCTCGCCCTTGGCCTCGCCCGCGGTCACCTTGAACGCGAACCCGACCTGGAGTCTGCCGCTGCTCTGCGCCTCGCCGAGCGTGCACTCCGAGAGGACGGCTTTGTACTTGCCGTCCGGCAGTTCGACCCCGAACCCGCCCTCCTCCTCGGCCCTCTGCTTGGCGGTCTTGAACGTCTTCTCGAACTTCTGGAGCTTCTTCGCAAAACTGCCCATGGTGTTCCTCCTCTTCCTTGTGAAACTATGCCTCCCTACCTCAGCACCAACTTTTTTCCGGAACCCTTTCCGGAATCAACTTGCACCGAGTTGTTGAAGGCGTTAATAAAATTTCTATACCCTTCTTGTGGCGAGCGCCCCATTGGTATCGACTCAATCGGTTCCCCATTCGGGTACTTGAACCTGCCGTCAACCCTGTGTCCCGCGTCAACCTCACTGCTCCCACCTATGATGAGCGTCCTCCTCTTCCCGTCATAGTCGTAGTTCACCCAGATGTCTATTATCCCCTCTAAGGTGTCTCTCGCCTGGCCCGGCATGGACGATACTACTTTGCTAAATGTCTCGGACGAACGCGTTTTGAATTCCTCGTCCTTTGAGTGCGAAATAAATATGGCACCCTTCCCAGAATGAAGGAGCTTCCGTATAACCCCCGTGAACTCCTTCCTCACTGCATTCCACCCTTTACCGTACGTCTCGTCTGATGGATGGTCTATCGCCAACCTCTCGCACGTGAAAGTCATGCAGTACTCGTAAGCGAAGTCTGCCGTGTCTATCACCACGAGTCGCGTCGCCTTGTCCTTGATGGCCAGGTCGATGTACCCCTCGAACTCTGCCCATGTCTGCACGGCGACCTGTCGGATACTAAGGGCCTTACCACCTGGCTCACACATGAGGAACAACGCTCCCGGAAACTGCGCCGCAAGAGTAGTTTTCCCTATTTTCTTCTTACCATATAGCAAGATGGAATAGTCCTTTATGTCGTCCGACGGCACGGACTTTTCCTGGGGAAGAGACAGTTTAAACTCCTCGCTCCTCGCCTTCACAACACCCACCCTTCCCTTCATGTTCCGTCTTAAAAGTTTTACAGCCATATTGTTCACCTCCTCAATAGTCCGACAATTCCTTGAATACCACGTTTCTTTTCACCAGATTGCTGTAGTCCCCTCTCGCGCACGCTCCTATGTACTCGCACCTGCCATATTTTCCTATACAGTTGGTCGGATTCCTATAATGCGGAATGTCCCCGCAATGCCAATTGTAGAAATCCTGGAGTAGACCGGTAAAATCCTTTTCGAACGCGTCCATGTCGGCCTTGGTATTGGCTACCTCGAGCCGGATGAAATAGAACTCTGGACGGTCGTCCATGTCCTGCGCCACGCGTTTCGCAAATTTTGGGATTGGTTCGTTAACCTTTATCTTGAGGGATGTTTTGCGGATGATGTTATAGAGGACGCCTGCGGGGATTTTATGGAGTTTTAACCTTTCAGCCCACAGGTATATCCTCACCTGCAGGTCGAGGGACAATGTGTCTATTAAGTCTCCCTCGTTAACCATTGACTTCGTCTTCGTCTCGAATATCCACGGCTCAGGGCCGCGGACGAACCTCCCGTCCTTCTTGCCCCTTACCTTTATAGAAACAAGGTGGTCTACCTCGGCCTTTGCCTCGAACTGTTCCTCAAGGCCCTTCCAGTTCATCTTTTTGAAGTCTTTGCCCCAGAAGTCGAAGTACCTCGGCAGGGTCTTTTCCAGGAGCGCAAGAGAAATTTCGAGCTGGAGAAGCGTGCGCACATCTGATTTTGGATTCTCTTTCAGCCATTCCACTTGCGTCCGTTTTGAATATTCCCTTGACTGCTGTTCCGTCGGTGGGTCCTTTAGTTTACCACTCATCAAATCGGTATAGGCGTATTCAAGCATGCCATGCCCAAGTGAACCGTATGTGAACGCGTCCGACGTGTACCGTGAGTTCCACCCCTTCAGGTACAACCTGGCCTTCTCCCTGCAGGCGAGGAACATCGCGAGGAGACTCTGCGTAACGCCGTCCTTGCCTATGTCGTAAAATGCTTTTTTCTTCCGTATCACCATCATCTTCCTCCCGAATTTTTCAACTTCCACTCCGCGTAGTAGTGCTGGACTATATACTCCGACGTCTCCCGCCTGTCCTGGAGGAAAACAAAGTCCACCCCATACTTCACCTTCAGCGTGAACAGGGTCTTGACGATGCTCAGCCCCTGCGCCTTGCTGTAGCGGACTCCCTCGAGGACCCTCGTCATTCCACCCTCGATGATTATGACTATCCTCCTTTTGGAGGCCTGGGCCCTAATAATCTCCCTTTTGAATCTCGCATACCCTGACGTCAGGCTGCCGAACAAGTCATGCAGGGATTTCCTCTCGAAGAACGTGCTTGACATGTTGCCGTCCATGAACCTGAAACCATAGTCCCCGCAATCGAGATTCCTCACCTTGACACGTATGTCAAGCTTATGGAACGCGAGCGGCTTCTGCTCCCTTGTATCCTGGACGAGAATGTGCTTCCTCATTTAACCCTCTCCGCCTTTACCATCGGCATGCCACTTTGCCCCTTGAGTTTTCCCTGATTGTACATGCACCTGTAGGACGAGATGTTCCTGTGCGTCGGCTTCACGCCAGTGATTGAAAACAATCTGTCCGCTATCTGCTCGTCCTTCAGCGGGTCCTTCTTCAACCCGTCGAATATCCCTATGTAAACAGCCGCCGCGTTGCTCGTCCGATGCTTCGTACTCTCCGGTTCCGGCGTATGCCGTTTCGGTTTTCTTGACTCCTCCTTCACTTGCTCGGCCCTATAGACCTCATTCCTCTTGACCCTCTCGTCGTGGACTTCGCAACGGCGCTTGAGCGTGTCTAAGTAGTACGATGGAATCATGCATGCACAGTTTTTTGGATTCGGGACCTCTTTAACACAGTACCCGAAGAACATGCACCCGTTGTCCTTGAATCTTATTTCCTCTGTCTCTTTTCTTATAATAAATTTTGCCATAGGTCACCTCCGCCTTGCCCACTCTTTAAGCTCGGACTTCAACTAAATTTTAAATATAATTTAGTTTTTTTCTTCCTTATTATATTGTTAATTTTACCACCGTACTACTGGTATTTTGGCGATTCTAAGGACTTCAAGTCCACCATCACTGTTCGTCTCCTTCACATACATGGCTCTCACACCGACCTGGACCAAAAGTCTCGCGCAAGTAATACATGGAAGGTATGAGCAATATACCATCGACCCCTTCAATACCACTCCCCGTTTTGCTGCTTGCGCTATTGCATTCTGTTCTGCATGTATGTTCCTCGTGCATGGATTCCCGCATGTACATTTGTCAACCCCCATATGCCAATCACAGTGCGGGAACTTTGTCGGTGGACCATTCAGACCTGTTACAAGAATCTCATAATCCGTGTTGACGAACACGCACCCGACCTTCCGCTTCGCGCAGTCGGACTTTTCCGCCACGACTTCGCAGATTCTGCATATGTAAGTATGCTTATCCATTTATTTCGTTGCCTCCCAGAGTTCGGAGAGTAACGGACAATCCACCATGAACGCGTCGCAGAAGCAGCGCCACTCGTCCTTGAGCCTCTCGTTATACCGCGAGCTGAGTATGTTCAGCAGGACCTCGTAGTTCAGGTCGACCGCCCTCTCCTGGAGGTAAGACATGGGAAGTATGTCTATTATCTCCCTCCACACGCCTTCGTCCTTCGTCCTCTGGTACTCGACTACCCGGAGGTTTATTTCTTCCAAGGTATTTTGGAATACCGGACCCCATGTCTTGACGTGGAAATCCTCCTTTGTCAGGAGCCTACTCCCCATCTTGTGCATCCTGCTCCTCGAGTTGGCGACCGTTCCGACCTTGTAAGTGTCATACTGAATCCACCAGCCAATCGGCGCGTTGATGAGCGCCTGGACGTGCACCATCCGGAGCGCCTTCCTATGGTCCCTTCCCGCCTTCGTGAGCGCGAGTAAGAGGACCTTGTCTTTTTCTCCAGGGGAGTCCGGGGTAGAGTCGCTCAGGTGTTCCGAGTTTTTCGGCAACCTCATGCCTATCATGGCATGCAGCCAACCCATCGTTTTTATTGAGTGCACCCTCATCATAATTTTTTATTGGCCTCCTCATCCCTAAGTTCAAAGTACTTTAAAAAAAGCAAATCGCATATGGCGTGGTCGAGGTGGCTCTGTCCGGATTCCTTGTCAAACTTTTCCCCGGATTGGTGCGCCTCTATGTGCCTCTCGAGCGCGTCCATATACCGGATTTTAGGATTATTAAGCTTCTGCCAATTAAATTCCCCGTACAGCGCCTTGCCGAACATCAGTACCCTGACGGTGCCTTTCAGCAACCGCCTGGGTAATAGATGCCACTCGAGTTTTCCTTTGTCGTTCTTCCTGCCGGTCACTTTTTTCTTGCCTCGTACCGGTAGACCTCTTCTTTCCCCTTCTTGCTGACAATGACCTTGAACGGCTTTTCCTTCCTGTCGAGATACGCCTGGTTGACGTACATCTTTGCCGAATTCTCCGCGTACCCCACCTTCGAGATTATTTCGGCGAGCGTAAACGATTCCTTCCCTGACAGCAATTTAATGAGAATGCTTTCCTTTGATACCGGTTTTTCCGCAGGTTTTTCCGCGGCCTTTTTCGCAGACCCTGCGACGGTCTTCTTTTCCTTTGCCTGTCCCGCCTTTATCGTCAATTTTTTTCCCACCATAATCCGGTTCCTCCTTTTGCCTTCTGTGGTTCTCTGCTACCTTCGCCCTGTGGTACGTGTACACGTCTTGCGCGTCCATCCCCCAAAGCATCATCATATTCAGGAGAAAGCACAGGAGGTCGATGAACTCGTACTTCAACTCTGTCACATCCACCTCCTGACACTTTTTCCAGTGCTTGAAGTTAACATGGCCAAGGACCTCGGACAGCTCGTCGAGCATATAAAGAACGTGCTCGCGAGTCCATTTTTCCCGTTCCTTCAACGTGAGCCGCCCGAACGTTATGAACTTGCCGGAAAATTCCGCCTGTCTGGACATGATACTTTCCAGCATATCACTATCCAAGCATATTCTGCGAAGCCATTTCGCGGCCATCTTGGACCTCAATTCCTCAACCTTGGCCATGCTCTTCTTGTCGCTCATGGGATTATTTCATCCCTTTGAGGCGCCCGTGCTTCGCGGCCGACTTGTACCAGAAATACTGGGCCTTGTTGAACTTGGATTTCGGGTTTATGGCCTTGACCTGCTTCTGCAGTTTTTCAAACGGATAATTCTTATCCGCTTTAAAACTTACCCGAATCAGCGTGGCCACATTGTTCTTCGCCGTCTTCTCGACCTTTTTCGCTCCCTTTTTCAGCACCATCTTTTTCATACGCCCTCCTTTTTAGAGCTCTCCAATACGACGAGCGGAAACTCCTGTCTCCACCCGCAACCCTTGTTGACGCAATACATGACCCTCTTCTTCTCCACCAGCATGGACGTCCCTATCTTCTTACCGCCGTACAGTTTTATGACGGCCGACGGCTCCTTGCACCTCAGGCACCAGTAGAAAGCCTTGCCCATCACCTTCCCCCTGACTTGATGAACTTGTTGAGCACCCGCACCTCGGTCTCCGTCAGGACCAACACATCAAGGGGCCTGTCACTCGTTTTCCATATTCTGGAAGCGAACGACTTGCGGCATTGGCCGCAAAGCCGAACATCATGCCCGAGTGACACCTTTTCCCCGCTTATGGATATGGATACTTTTTTCATTTAAACTTAACCCTATACAAATATTTCCTTACCTTGTCCAAGTCATGCGCCATGAGGAAGAACACCTTGTTCCACCACAACGGATAAACTTTGTATTCACTGTTGCGCACCGCCCTCATCCTCGCCACCCATCTCGCCCTGTTCATCGTCTCTCGCCTTTTCCCTTTCCTGCTGAAACGCAAGTCTTACTATTTCCTTTCTTCTCGCGCACAGGTTGTCGAACCTTTCCTGGAAGTAACGCAGGGCCAGCCGGTCGAGTCCTGCCTGGGTCTTTTGCCACGAAACCATTTTCCCTCCTTTTCCACCAGAGCCACGCCTCCGCGAGCTTCTCCGGCGACCTCAGAATTTCTATCGTCTTGGCTATCTGGAATATGTACTGGCTCTCCTTCTGAACCACATAGCTAATGAGTATGTCGTCGGGAATAGCGACCACGAGGTCCCATGCCGATACCGCATATGCCACTACGTTCGCCCTTTGCGCTGGACTCGGGTCTATGTGCGACACCTTTTCGCCCCTGAACCTATACCACCAATGCGTCCCCTCCTGCGGGAACCCCGCCGCCCTGAGGGCCTTCGCCGTCTCCTCCCTCACCCTGAACTCACTTGCCATCTTCGCCCTCCTTGAACTTGAAAAGCTTAAGCACGCTGTAAACATCAAACCCCTCTTTCAGGTCCAGCATGATTTTGTGGATGAGTATGCATTTAATCAGCCTCGGCAAGCTGTCGGCAGGCACAATGGTCCTGAAGAACCTCCATACCACCGCGTCCGCACCCTCGAGCCTCATCTCAAGCTTCAGCAGTTCGGCCGCCGGCTTCTCCCCACTTTCCATCAACCTGATGTCCTCGGCCATTCTCTCTATCGCATCCATGGGCGCCCACCTCCTTTTTTTATGAACACGGTCTCCGGTTCAGACGGATTCGTCAGCGGGGTTGTCCCGCTTGCCTCATACGCCACCCCTCCTATGAAAATGGATGGTCTCCACCGGCGCGGGATTCGAACCCGCAACCTCGGGGCATCCCCGCGCTCCACCTTTTGAGCTACCCGGTCGGAGACCACCGCATCTATGCGAAAGAGCCTCAACTGTACATTCCAGGAAAGTCCACTGACTCAAGTTCGTCGGCCGCGGCTTCTAACTCGTCCGCTACCGTCTCGATGTCGTCAATTTCACTTATTTCTTTTCCAGAAATATCTATCCCATCCAACACGTCGCACGCCTCACTGACCCTCTGACCCTTGTCCGTATTCTCGAGGTTGGTGCCGGACATATTGTCCCGCCATGACTCCATCTCAGACTTCAGGTCCTCAAACTCGCCCTCGTCCAAATCTTCGAGCGCGATTTGCGCTTCTTTCACCTTCAGCATTTCCCGCACTTCATCGTCTTCCATGTCGGGATGCGCCTTCTTGTCCGCCTTAGTTGCCGTATATTCGCTGATGCCCTTGTCCGCCACGTCCCTCAACGACTGAGCGACATCCCGCCACTTGTCCGCCGTCTCGCTTGCTCTCTTCGCCCTCGACCTGTATTTTCCCATGACTGTCCTCCTATAAACAAAGAAAGCTTGCAGCGGAAGCGAAACCACGACAGCCGCAAAGCGTCGTAGTTCCAGTGGGCACCCAAACTCTTTCGAGGTCGGCCTCCGACTGCAAGCTATTATTTTCCATTATAGTTTCCATCGCCCACTCCGTTCCCTGAAGCAAAGATTCGACTAACTTTTAATGCCATAAAACAGACTTCAATATACTACCGCGATTCTGCTATTTGTAAACAACTATTCCTCCCTCTCCGCCTGGCCAGCAATATATAGGTATTATATATATGTTATTTAGGCCGCACCGCGCCCGGCGTCATTCCCACCGCCTCCCTTATGGCCTCCCGCCTGAACTGCACCTCATCCGCCAACGGCATGACCTTTGCAATATCCGCGACGGTATTGGCAAGGCGAAGTAGATAACTATGCCTATGAGAATACTCGAGCATTTCGTTTACAAGGAATTCGATGGCTTGGCGACTTTTCCGCAAATACGCTCGTCCGTACTCCATTGCTACGGGAGTATAGCCCTTCATGATAATGATAGGAGCTAGCAATACTTTTTCTGAGTGTGGCACGGCGAGGATTGCCTCGATTTCTTTCTCCAGAAAATTTAAATACCGAAGCTTTTCCACGAGTACTTCGTTAGACTGCTTCATTTCTTAACCTCCTGTTTCCGAAGTATGTTAAGAATGGTCTTCATATCTTCGGCATTAAATTTTCCGTTAATCTTTTTGATATAATAATTTCCCGCATCCCCTTTAATAAACTGAATGCTCGAAGCTTGCCACGCGTCTGACTGCTTGTACTCATAGCACGCTTCCGAATTACATCCGCCTCTGCCGGTTGAATACCCGTGAGAACCTGCCTTGATGTCCTTGCCGAATACTGCCTGAGCATTTTCCAATCCGGTTTTCTTCGATGCGGCATAGTTAATATCGGCATCGATTTTATTTTTTGCTTCCAGAATAAGTTCTGCTACGAGTTCTGAAATCTTGGTAGTCTTGGTCGTCTTGCGCTTGTGGTCATAGTCCCTCTCAATACGGAACCATGAATCCCTTTTTGTAACGGTCACCTTTATAGTCTGACCTTTGTAATCCTCGGTCTTGAACATATGCAACCAGCTACGGTCATAAGATTTTTCTGAAAGATATTTTTCCTTCGTCATGGATAAGGTGAGATTAAAGGACTTGGATAAAGTTTCCCACCACGTGAATATGGCGAGGTCTTTCGCGTCCTGCTCAGCTTTAGCTTTTATTTTTAATTCAGTCTGTAACCGCGTGAACTCATTGAATATTTCCGTGGCATCTAATTCAATGCCGAGATTGTTCAGCATGGTCGAGGACATTCCCTCTACATCTAACTTGAGGACATCCTTTCCATTTTCATACCGAACTACTATGCATGCTTTGTAATCTTTTCCATTGATAGATACGGTTACATCCGCATACGAAGTATTATTCGATTTTAAAACTACCGGCGAAGTACGTTTGACTATAATGGTATTCATTTGGAACCTCCTTATATATTATATAGATACTTTTCCTATATACATGCGACCCACCATTTTCTGGAAAGAGACTTACCTTAAATATAATCCACTCGGCCTTGATGCGCTTATTCCACGATTCAATCCGATTGTCTGCCCTGCCTGTCTACCCGCCACATGACCGTCTTGCGTAATTGAATTACCACGACTTCTGCTTGACCTAAGATGCGGATAAAAATCCGGCATCCTTTTTGCAATTGCGTCTTTTTTTATTACCATCAAACCCGTCCCAACTATCACAGGTTTCGTAAGTCTCTTTTCAATTTCCACTGCCGCACCGAGTATAAAAGAATTTGTGAATATATATCTCGATGCTTTTAAGTCCGGCCGTTTTCCGATTTCTTCATTCGCAAGCCTCAACAACGCGACCCGAAGGAAATCGAAAAAGTATACACAACTTAATACATCTGTCTCATACCCTACAAAAATATATTTCCTTTTTAAAATCCTTCTACCCGTCCCAGATATAACAGGCACCTTCGATAAAATATTTTTACATTCAAAAGCTCTCGCTAAGCTTGCTGCCAAATTTTTCAAATAAATATCGTGGTCATGGGACATTTCTGGAAAAGATTCTTCCTTTGATATTCCATCCTCGATATCTTTGACCTGAACATCTTGAAGAGTAAGGTTGTGTTCTTCAAGGATTTTCCGCACCATTGATGCCGCCGCCTCGATTTCTCCCTCACTCGCATTATTTTCTTTTGTAAATGCTAAAAGCTTCTTAATCTTTTCCATCGCCAATTTTGCTTTGTCCGTCATAAAATCCTCCTTGCTATGCCCACTCATTATATAGGTAAGGAAACCCCCTTCAAATCTCGCGGCCATTCCGTATCTTGCAAAGTGTAATCCTCTGAGGCTTGAACATTTCCACCTTGAAGGTGTCCAATAAATTCCACTCGCTCACCGTCACCACATCCTTGATGCAGGCGGTCAAGTCGCCGTAGTAATGGCCCTGACCGATTTTCTCGTTTTCCCAACGCCATTCCCTTTCCTTGCCGAACATCGCCAAGTTGCCAAATTCTTCATGTAAACTTTTTACCATCTGTTCCACCCATTCCAGCACCACGCACCAGTCCTCGTTGAAGCCAGACTCCTTACTGCCTATCGTCGCCTTCAGGTACTGATTGGTCGTTGCATAAAACACCACCTGCACGCCGTTGACGATGAATTCCCTTTCCCCGCGGTTCAACGCCACGACTATCTTACCATAGCACGGAAACCTTTTATATGTTCTCATAAGACCTCCTGTTTTTTCGCGCCCACTCGACGACACATAGATAAACAACCCCCTTAATCATTTCCTAAAAAAACGCTAACGTCTTTCAAATCCATTTCGACCTTTGCTAAGTCTTCAAAATACATAGAAGTCGCCTTGTTAGCAAACTGCTCCGACTTCTTAACTATCTTTGCGCACAATCTTTTAATCGCCTTGACTTTTTCTTCATATTGATTTTTCATACATCCCCCTTTTTTAGGTTGGCTCATCAGAACCGGCTGCCCACTTCCCCGGTTGATGGATTGTCTCATTCACTTCCTTCTATATAGGTAAGGGACTGAGACAAACCATTTCGCCTTTTCGTCCGGACTTTTCACCCGCCAGCTATCACGCTGCCGTTGCCTTGGGTACTTCGTCCTGCATGCACCGTGCCCGTTCAAACGTTTGCGACCACGATGACTCGGCCATTCTTTTCCAGGATTTCCTGGAAGAGAGACCTAAGGGTTTTCAATGGGACCCTTTTTTTTCTTGTCAACCCACAAATTTTTCGGTCTGCTTACGCGCTGGTTTCGTCTCGGGACTTTGCGGCCGTTTTGTTCGGCCTTCCTTGTCCGGGTCATCTATTCCCGCGCTTTTCGCTTCGCCGTTTTATTTTTCAAGGAGCTTTCTTCCTTCCCTCTATATATATTATAGCATATATTCCCGCGTTCGGGAGCCCCCCCCGGAGCGAAAATATCCCAATGCAGGCATGGCCTTTTAAAATATTTTGCTATAATCCCCGCAATTCTTCCCGAAAAGGCCCTTATTGTATATATATAATCGCGCATACCTATATTATGCTTTCTGGCCCGTTTCCTGGAAAAGAGACTACCTCATTCCCATCAGCACGCCCGCGTTGAGCAGCGCACCCCCGAGGAAGTACACGACCATCGGCCACCTCTTGTCAACGGCCGCTATCCCGGCCAGCAACACCATCGCGACTATGAACAGCATGAAGCATGGTTTAGTCATACGCCTATCCTCCCCTTTTCAGCACAAACCTGGTTTTCCTGGAAGAAGACAGTCTTTCCGCCTTCCTCCTCCTGTAGTACGCCCTCGCGTATTCTGGGTGGTTCCATTTCCACAACTGCGACGCCTCATTCGCCTCCTTCCTGTGCGCCTTCCTCCACCTCCCCGCGCGCTCGTTCTTCCTCAGCCTCCTCAGCTCCGCCCTGACGGCCATCGCCCTGCCGTTTCTGGCCGCCGAGTCGACCATCCTGTCCTCCCGATACTCTTTCATTATCTCCTCGTAGCGCGCGACCACGTCTCTCAGGCTTTTTGCGGCCTTGGTTTCTCTAACGCCCTGCGGCGCCCCCGCCGCCACCCTTACGCCGGCCTCGGCCAGTTTCCTCCTCCTGTTCGCGTCAAAATCAAACCTGTCCATGTCCAGCTTCAATCTCTGAAAGACATCCATAATCCCACCTCCTTTTTATACAAAACCTATCAATACACTGCCGCGCAAAACATGCCATTTTTGGCCGTTAGACAGTGGCTCTATGAGCATATTACAGCCATAATATTTTAGCGCAAATTCGCAAAAAGTAAACATTTTTTTATGGCTGTAATACTATGACAGAGCCACTAACTAAGCGTTTAAAAAAACCCCTAATTTAAACCTATCTGATTCAAAAAAAGCATTGCTGGCATAGGATATATCAATGTTTCCAACGGCCGAAACGATTGTTTCGAAATTCGCGCCCCTATATATATGAATGCCTTTTTTTTAATACAATGATAATAACTAATTTATATTTTATTTTTTAATTAAAAATAAACATAAAAAGAGATAAAAAGACAAAAAGACAAAGGCAAGACATATATATAGGGGCGCATTTCGCGAAACAATCGCGGAATATCCGGGAATCAAGGCCGCTGTCACGGCAAGAGGCCAAAGCAGTATCATCTCCAGGATAGGCCAGAATTTTGCCTTCTTTCGCGTCTCCTTTTCCTTCCTTTGCGCGCGGAATCCGCAAAAAAGCAATCCGCCGGATGCCTCAGTGGTCGACGTAGAAACGGGCCGTGCGCGCGAATCGGGAATATGTAAAAATTAGGGGAACTAGTCGCCATTTTTTAAATATAGATTTTGTTTTCAGATTTTATCAATATGCGTGAAGAAGATATTCGGGAATTTCAAAAGGCCGTTGCATTATCTTTTCCAGGAATTGGAATTTGTTTTTCAAGCGGAAAAATGCGGGGAATCTTGGCGTGAAAAATAGTTAAAATAAACGTTCGAAGATTTTTAATTTGCTACTATAATGAAAATATAAGATATATAAGACTTATTTACCTATATAAATGCTGCAAGGAGATGAGAGTGAAATCAGACCCGAAGAAAAAATCAAAAACGATATATCTTAAAAGACCCCCGAAACCGCCACACCCAATTCGAACCGATGTAGACCCAAAACCGATACCGATTTCCCAACAAACAATTGATGAAGTTAAAAAAGCTATGGATGGTTCTTCCATAAAGCATTTTAATTTTTGCCTTGAATATGTGAAAGACTTTAACGGGACACAGGCGGCTTTGAGGGCAAAATTAAGTGATAAACCAGATATTGCGCGGGACATGGCCAAGGAGTTTTTGCAGGATTCCTGCATTACACGGGAAGTCAGGCGGATGGTTTACGAGCGCGTCGAGCGTTCCAAGATAACGGCCGACTCCATTCTGGCCGAAATGTATGCGCTGGCCAAGGCGGACCCCGACGAGCTCCTCGACGGGGACGGGTGCCTCAGGCCGATGAAGGAAATTCCCGAGTCCCTCCGCCGTTGCATATCCAGTGTGGAGGTGCAGGAGTTGTGGGAAGGGACGGGGAAGAACAGGGTGCGCGTGGGTACGCTGAAGCGGGTCAGGATGTGGGATAAGGGTCGGTCGCTCGAGGGGCTGGCGAAGCACCTGGACCTGATAAAGGATATGTTGCCGCCCGGCGGGAGCGGGGAAAATGCCGCGCCGGTAGTCCAATTCCTTCCGGTCGAGCCGGAGGAGGAGGGCGCGGATGGTCATTGAGTACCCTGCGAGGGCGAGGGACGTGCTGAGCTCAAGGGCCAGGTACAAGGTGCTGAGGGGAGGGCGCGGCTCGGCCAAGAGCTGGACATTCGCGCGCTATACGCTCGGCCGCACGGCTTATGCCAGGAAGAGGGTGCTCTGCGTAAGGGAGATACAGAACTCCATAGCTGACTCGGTGCACAGGCTGTTGAGGGACCAGATAGAGAGGAGACCGCCGCACGGGCTGGGTTTGGGAAACCTGTTCAAGATAACTGACAACTCGATAAAGGGCAGGTACGGGTCGGAGTTCATGTTCAAGGGGCTCAGGACCAACGTCGACCAGATAAAGTCGATGGAGGGGATAGATATATGCTGGGGCTCAGAGATGCAGACGGCCAGCAAGCACTCGATAGGGATACTTACCCCGACGATAAGGAATAAGGATTCGGAGATACTCTTTGATTACAATCCGGAGAACGAGGACGACGCGGTGCACCAACTGTATACATTGAATCAGCCGTCCGACTGCGTGAATCAGGAAATGAATTTTTATGACAACCCGTGGTTCCCGGACGTGCTGCGCAGGGAAATGGAGCATTGCAAGAAGACGGACTTCGAACAGTACGAGTGGGTGTGGCTGGGCAAGCTGAAGAAGTACGCGCATGCGTTGATATTCAGGGGCAAGTACAGGGTCGAGGCGTTCGAGACGCCCGCGGACGCAATACTCAGGTTCGGGGCGGATTGGGGGTTCAGCGGCAATCCGACGTGTCTGGTGAGGATGTTCGTGGTCGGGAATACGTTGTACATTGACAGGGAGTTCTACGACTTCCATGTCGAGCTCAACGACCTGCCTTTCAGGTTTGACGAGGTGCCGAGGAGCAGGCGCCACCTGATATACGGTGACTGCTCGCGGCCGGAGACGATAAGCCTGATGCAGTCGGCCGGGTTCGTGATAGAGGGCGCGAAGAAGTGGGCGGGGAGTGTCGAGGACGGGATATCGTTTCTGCGCTCATTCGACGCGATAGTGATACACCCCAGGTGCAAGGGTGTCAGGCACGACTTCGAGAACTACAGGTACAAGGTGGACCCGCGGACGAAAAAGCCGATGTCCACGCCGGAGAAGAGGAACGACCACGCGCCGGACGCGGTGAGGTATGGGTTGCATGAACTTATTTATACTCCAGAGGTGCAGGCCGAGGAGACAGTCACGGAGAGGGACGTCGGCATCAGGAGGGTCAAGATAGGACAGGACGACGGCAGGCAGGCATCGCCGGCCGAGGACAGGGAAGAATCGCAGGAAGCGGACGTGGGCGAAGAGGGCGTGAAAATAGGAGACTATTGATATGAGGATATTCGGGGTTGATATAATCGCTTCAAAGGAAATCACGCGGCTGCGCGAGGAAAACTCAGTCTATGCGCGGACGCTCGAGGACATAGGATGGAATAACTTGTCCCTTGATACGAGTCAGAAAGACATCTTCCCCCAGGGGTTCAAGAAGGTCCTGAGCGAGTGCAAGAAGTTCTTTTACCTCAACCCGCTCGCGGGCCATTGGGTCCATCTTACGACCGACTTCGTTTTTGGCGAGGGCATATCCGCGCCGAAGTGCGAGAACGAGCTGGTTCAGGCGGAGATAGACTCCTTTTGGAACGACCCCGACAATGCGATGGCCCTTACGTCTTATTCTTCCCAGAAATTCCTTTCCGATAAACTGCAGTATGAAGGCAACCTGTTCTTCGTCCTATTCACGGATACCGTGGGCAACGTGCGCGTCCGCGTGCTGAATGCGGCCGAGGTCGGCGACATCATAAACGATGACGAAGACCGGATGCGCGTGAACTTCTACAAAGTCGCGAACGTGAAAAGGAAATACAACTTCGCTTCGGACGGGTTCGACGTAGGCAATGTCGAGTTCATATATTACCCGGACGTTTCAAACATCAACCTAGGAGATTTCGGGGTTCCGGCCTCCAAGCTCGTTGACGCATCAATCCTGCACATCAAAGTGAACTGCGACATCAACGACAAGTTCGGGGTGCCGGAACTCTATCGTGGTATAGACTGGATAAGGGCGCATAAAAATATGGCTGAAGATATGGCCACACTGGTCAAGTCGCTCAGCACACTGGCCTGGAAAAAGAAGATAAAAGGGACCCCCGCGCAGGTCGCGACGCTGAGGGCGGCTGCGCACTCGAAGGCGGACTTTTCCAACCGCAATCCCTCGGCTGGTTCGACTCAATACGAGAACGAAGGGGTCGACACCACGCCGATAAACACGCCGACGGGCGGGGTCGTGATAGGGGAGAAGGGAATGCGCCAGCTGAAGCTCATGGTCTGCGCGGCGTCCGGGATATTCGAGCACTACTTCGGCGACCCGTCGACCGGCAACCTCGCAACGGCGTATTCTATGGAACTGCCCATGGTCAAGAAGTTCTCGTCGTACCAGCAACTCCACCAGGGGATATACAAGTCTATCCTGATGCATCAGATAAACAAGAAAATCGAACTAGGTATTCTGCCCCTGGGTAGCGTTGAATACGACGCCAAGACACGGCGTAATAAAGTCGTATACAACGAACCTATTATAATAGATGCGGACTTTCCCCCCATTGTAGATAAAGACCCCAAGGTTACCGCCGAAGCTTTGAAGATAGGCAAGGACGCTCGACTCATCGGTAACGAGAGCGCGGCGCGAGTATTCCTTTCGGCCCTCAAGATAAACAACATCGACCAGGAAATTAAGGATATAGATTTCACGCCACCTACGGTAGTTCCCTTTGGCCAGCCTCAGTCGACTCCGGTAGAGAAAATAAAACCTGAAGTACCTATTAAAGAAGCCGTGAGCAAACCGGACGTCAAGGCGGCGGCCCGTCTGGCTAAAAAGAATAACTATCTCCTTTCCAGAATGGAAGCGTACCGAAAGGCCCTGAGCCATAACTTCGGTCTGTTGAAAAGCACGGTCAAGCGCGGCGCGAAAATAGCAGGCGAAAGCGGGCGTATGGTTGGTGACATTCCGAACCTTGTCGAGGCCCTTGTGACCTTTAAGGAGAATATGCTGACGGCGGCAGAGGAGCATTTCCCTATCGCCGTGGACATCGGAGCGAAGTTCACGCAATCGCACCTCAAGAATGCGATGCTCAAGGAAGCGAAAAAGTCTACGAACCTGAACGGTCTCCTTTCCCAGAAACTGGACTGGAATCGGAAGTACGTGACCTCGAGTTTGGTGCCAGACCTGAAAGAGTCTATCGATAAGGCGTTGAAATCTTCTTACATAACGGAAAAAGAATTCGCAAAAGCGATTGATGAATCGATGAATGCATTTGATGGACGTGTCGAGCAGTATGTCGGCGCGTTCTGGAATGTGGAAGAGGCGGCGGTGAAGGAAGCGGGCGCGGGAACGGGGTTGATGGTCAACTTCGTGGGCGCGGACGACGACTCGACATGCGAGGGGTGTAACGAGGCGATGGCCGGTAACCCGTATCCTATAGAAGATGCCCCACAACCCGGCGACCATGAATGTCACGGGAATTGTCGTCACGCACTACAAATATTGGAGGAGGCAGTCGCATGATGAAAAGAAAAGGCATAGGTTTTGTTGAGGGTATTATTACTTTTGCGATTTTGGTTTTAATTTGCGCGGCTCTGCTGTCCAGCGCGAAGGCGGCTGACATTGCCGATATTGCGACGCATCATTTCGACGCGGCGGTCGCGATTGGAGACGTTGACACTGGCACTGCGGTGGGAGTAGATACAAACGGGAATTTGAAAGTAATCGACGCTAACTCCGCCAACGGTATCACTTGTACGTTTGTGCGCAAGGAGAGTAGTGGGAATGTGACCAACGGCACATATAACTACTTGGCCAATTTCACGGCCAAGACCCAACTCAAGCAGGTCGCGATTAGGTTTACCAATGCAAGTACCGAAACCGTGACCATGAGTTTCGATTCCAAAACAGGTCCGACCTACGACACCATGCTGTTCAACGAAACGCTCGCTAATGAGAGCAACGTATGGTACGACCCTACGAATGTGGTACTGGAAGCGGGCGACCAGATAGCGGTGAATATGACCGGTACGGAA